TGCTGTTGACGAGATTGTGTCTCTGCTGCGGTCTCAGTTGGGTATGGACCCTGAGGACCGAAGAAGTCGTTGACGTAATCAGCAAGAACGTCAGGGTTGGTGAGCATGGTGTTCATTGCGGTGCGCTCTTCGCCTGCTGCTTCAAGCATCAGGGATTGAGACTGGCCACGTTGTACTTGCTCGATCAAGGCATCTTCAACTGCACATGCGTACTGGTTGAGGAGTGCGGGTGCTTCAGCGCCGAAGTGCTGTAGGACTTCAAGACTTTGATCGCTTACTTGACTTAGATACGCGTCCCTTACCTCGCCCTGAGCTTGACCCTGCATTGGTGCCTGCGCTTGGTACTGCGCCTGCTCCGAATAGGTTGGGGTTGAAGCTTGGTGACTGGAGATCTGGGCTTGCGAATACTGGGCTGGTGCCGCCTGCGGTGCCGAAGCCCACGCTGCCGGTGTAGCTGTCTGGGGTGTCGGTGTTTGGTAAGCCGAGGGTGATACCTGGGCTTGGGATGGGCTGCTTGTATTCAAACTTGCGCTCAGCGCCTGGAACGCCTCCTGCCATGGATTGCCCGCCTGTGCCGAAGCCTGCTGGGCCGGGGCCGCTGCCTGGTAGGCCTGAGGGGCCGCTTGTTGGTAGCTCTGATCCGATACCTGGTAATGAGACGGTTGGCTCATCACGGGTTGGGCGGCCAAGCTCTGCTCTGACGCGGTCGGCATCGGAGAGCTTACTTGGGCCGGGATCGTCGCTGCTTGGTTTGTACCTTCCACTGTAACTTAACTCCTTACGTAAAAATTCAAGTGATCTATATAGGAATCCTGTGATATCAAGATTCGGGTCAGATGCCAAAGGTAAGTCTGGCGTCTGTGGGTGCGGTAACTGATAAAGTTGACCGAGTAATCCGATGAACGAATTTAATGATTGCTGTGTTTGTTGAACCATTCGGAAGGGATATCCGCTTAACATTGCGGCTCTCTCTTCGTCAGTCTTACCAGGGAATAAGTATTTCAGTGCTTCAATAGAATCCACACCTAGTTCTTGAAGGTTACGTACGACGATGCTGTTATTTAGAATATCGTCTGTACTCTCTTCAAATACTTCACCTTGCCAGCGCCAGTCAACTTTAGTACTGCCGTCTGGTATAAGTCCAATTACTCCTTGTGGGATTTCTCCTGAATCAAGTGTAGCACGGATGGCATCTTCTCTTTGACTGATAAACTTCCTATATTTCTTGATAAATTTCTCATTATCTTTCTCATAGGCTTCCAAGTCTTCACCATAATCTTCAACAAGTGGAGGCAGTGGTTCTTCTAATCCGATCACTGCAGCAAATGACTTTTTGAACATCTCTTCTTCGTGAATAATCATCATTGAGAAGAGTTTGCACAACCCGTACGTAAAGACTGCCCTTGCTTTCTTTTCAGCAGTAGCAGCGACACGTCCGTAGAGCGTTTTGATTTCATACGCCGTGGATGCTGTACTGATATCGATGTCATCAACACCACCGAGAGCTAGACGTATTTCAGAGCGATACTGCTTGACGTACATATTCTGATCACCTGAAACACTGTCGGGTGTCAGGTAACTAACTCGGTCAGTTGGCTCAAGGTTGGCGATAACTCGTGGAACCTTGATCTGCCCATCTAGTGCTGATGCTCCGCCGAAAGGAGCACTGTTCTGTGAGCTGCTTCTTCCGATTGCTGCAAATCCAGCCTGAGAACTGATTGTTGGCTTGAACGACTGTTCTTCACCGGCCTCAACGATGTCGTGCTTAGGACGACTTGAAACGAGTGTTGGGTTACCGAAGAACTTCATGTTCTTGCGGATGTTATGGACTAGTTCATCGTGATACAGAATCTGGTTCGATAGCCACTCAAACTCTCCATTTCCACTTGCTTCACCAGTGCAGTCCATGTGATTAAACACTTCGACTGCTGGAATGAATCCCAAACTGTTCGTCAGTACTTCTGTTGATCCAGGCATCGTCATCAACGACTGGCCCATTTCATTCTCAAAGTCGATCTTCTCGTTTGAGATCGTTTGCTCAATACGGTCCTTATAGACCTTCAGTTTGATGTACTTCTTACGACCATTGCGTCCATCAACTTGAGCGTACTGATCTATGGCATTAGGTTCACGGACATTGAAGCTGTAGATCAGCACCACGCTTTCTAGTTCACTGTTCTGATTCCGATAAGCACGGTAACTATCTCTCGGGAAATAGAGTAACTGGTATGTGTCTCCGTCTGGACGGAAGTAGAAGAGACCTTGTCCATCACATAGGAAGTAATCGATAATGCTATCGAGCTTCATTTCTAGCATGTTCTCTTCGCAGATCTTTGCTAGAAAGTCTTTCCTGTTACCAAACGAATCCTGTTCTGCATAGAACTCCACCCCACGGCGAAGCATGAACATCCTCATCTGTGCAAGATGGGATGAAACGATCATAGAATCTACTGATAAATCTCCTCTCCTCTCTTTAGCTGCTGTGAGGATCTGGCTTATCTGACTTTGTGCTGAGGAGTTCATCCTTTCTTTCCCTATTATTTAAATATTAGTCGATATCTTTTATCATATCGAGGTACTTGTCGTCATCTAAGTTAGGTGCCTTAACTGCATCAAGGGATGTTGGCCACTCAAACTCAGGTTTCTTATAATCTTTATGCCATATATCACCTGCCCATTGTGACCTAGCAATATCTCCTTGAGCTTGATGGTAGATAGGACGTTGATCAATTGTCTTGGCAAGAGCTGTTGTGTCTAATTGCCTATTTGCAGTATTGATTCCCATGTTTGTGAATTGCTGTCCTCTTTCTCCTTCCGGTCTAGCGCTTTGCCTGTCATATCCTTGGCTCCATTTATCAGCCCACTGTTTACCACCTGATTCCTCTAGACCTGACTTCCCATATACTGATTGAACTTTTGTCCAATCAGAAGCTGAGGTGTCCTGATTCGGATGACTTAGTCTTCCAATTGTTGCTGGTGCATTTACTGTTGGGTTAATTGTTGCTGGTTCACTTTGTGGATTATCTTTCCTATCTTGCCAATACTTAGTTACCTCAGCACGATCTTCTGTGTGCTCCGCTTCACTTGTTGATCTCTTTGGACCTTCAAGCAGTGCATTACCAGCCATCCTATTTTTCTTCTCCCCTTCCTCGCTATATCCCATTTGATATTGAGCCATCTTACTATTTATTATGAGAAGCTATCACTATTGTACTCTACTTGTAAGTGACCCCTTCTTAAAAGGCCTCCCATAGTTAGCACCATTGAATCCACGGCATCATCATGAGATGCATGTCCAAAGTTCAATAACTCTTCTTCTAGTACGTCCCATTTACGCCACTTGTTCCATACCACTCTTTTGTTCTCATATAAACCAAGCACCCCGCGTAACCTTGCTAACTTATCTCCCTTGAAACCTTTAACGGGAGAGCATGACAGGTTATATAGCGCACGATCGTCAAACATAATTCGCTTAAAATCACCTTCAAACGATGTTTGGTATGCCACAGCTTCAGGCCATATCACGCATGGTGACATGGTTGGGAAGTATTGACCCTCATCATTTTCAGCAAGGATGTTCCAATCAGCAAGCATCTCGCAGAGTGTATCCATCTTCTGGATATTGCCCATTGTTCGGTTACGTCGCTGATCGATTAAGTAGATCTTGCCGTCCTTAATTCCACCGAGTGTCATGACTGTCCAGTCATTCTTCTCACTTAGACCAGCACTAAGGTCGATCCCTACTCCTAGGCAGTCGTACTCATCAGGTACTTCCTGCTTACAGATTAATTCTGGGGAGATACCCACGTCAGCTGACCGTACTGCTGTATTCAGGTACTGGTAAGCGAATGCCACCCTGTCTTCACTCTTACGTTCATTCAGGTATTTCATTGACCAGAACTCAGGCCAGTAGGAACGTTGCCTACCGTCTGCATCTGTAATTACAGCTTTTTGGACAATCTGTTTCCAGTTGTTCTTAGGTGTAAAAAGGCTGGCATGGATGTCGTCAAAGTGGAAACGGGTTCCAAGGCATATGGCACGAGCACCCTGGAACATCGTGGGAGCTATAACGTTTGACCATGTTTGCTCCATTTCACGGCGTATGTCTGGATTATTGATTGACGCAGCGGATTTAATCGGGTCATCAATCAGCACCAGCTGTGACCGCTTGGAAGTAATTGCTCCCTTGAGACCACCACAAGCAACGGTGAATGCTTCTTCACCCGCTGTATCGATGCCTGCAAAGTCATAGTCAATACTCCAGTATTCATCTGATCTCCGTATCTTTGATAGACGCACCATCGGGAATACTTCCCGGTATTTAGGACTTGTCAGAATTCCTTTAATCGTTGCACTCTTTGCACGACTAATGTCCACCATGTAGGCGATGTATAGGATACGCAGCATTTTCTTTGCAGCTGCATGTCGGCCTATCATCCAAGCTGCATACAAACCAAGGACAGTACTTTTCGCAGATCCTCGGGGTGCAAGGATTGATGTGTTGGGTCCGGCTATTCCTAATAGACATTCACTATCTTCTCCTGTACACAATTCATTGTGCCATTCCAGCATATGTTTAGCAGGTGCTTTACCAAGGAATGTGCAGAATACTTTGAAGTCATCCCTCGCTTGAAGTACTTGCTCTGATGGTGGTTTTACTGTGACTTTAGTTGCGGTCATTAAAGCTGACCGTTTATAAGCTAAGGCTACACTTGAGACTGCCATTTAGTTCTATTGATTTAATTTAAGTCTAACGTCAGGATTACCTCAAGCTTGACCGTCTCTCGGCAATTCGCTGTTGAGCCCTATTTTTTGCTTTAGAAATTTTTTCGCTTCTTTTGTTCTGTGCCCTTGTGATTGCATACACAGCACGCATGTCATTGGCTAACTGCTCTGCTTCTATTCTTTTCGCATCACCATAACTAGACAGGGTTGTCATCGAAGGTAGCCGCTGACTTAGTGCTGCATCTAGTCGTACTGAGTTGACTGATGCTGGAGCTATCTCAGTAACATTTGGCTCACCTAAACTGTGTGGACTTCTACTAATAGCTGGTTCCACATACAGTGGAATCTGTACTGGAGGACCGTAGCTCATGAATTACTCAACTCACTGTAGACCTTTGCCCAGATTGCATTAATTGCATTCTCTATAGGTTCTGCAAACTGTGGGTCATCTTTGAAAATACTTGTCAGTTCACGCATCACACGATCAGCACCCGCTAGTACTAGCCCACGCTTATCTGTTGTGCGGTTCATGCGGTCACTCGTTTCAATGTGACTGCGGAGTTCTTTCTCTAATGCTGCTAAACGTGCAGCACCGTTATCACCTTTGATCTCTCCACTATTGATTGCCATCCGTAGATCTTGAATATCACTGTGTAGAGCAGCGATTTCACTGTTTAGAATCTCACGACGGTTAAGCTTCTTGTACTTCATCTTCACCCAACGGGCTAGGTCGTTGAAGGTTCCGCCGTACTGCAGAATTCCTGCATACACCCAGATTTCAATAATTGATGGTGTTACCTCAGCGAACTCTTTGAAGTCCTCTGAATCAGCAGCAGGTAAGGTGTCTAGCCACTTATCTACAAAGGTTAGATATACCTTGCTATTTGTAGCTGTCTTCGTAGCCATTAGAAGCCCCTTGCAGTGTCGTTAGCACTCTGCTTCTGGAACTTAGTTTTTCTAGTTTCAATGTCTGCTCCATGTGACAACGTCTGTCTCTGTTGCTCCCCTTGGGTTACATATCCCTTGCGATCTTCGCTCCCTTTGGTTTCATAGGTCTTCCTTGTTTCATCTCCTGTAGTTCTTACATTCTCTCTGGTTTCTTGACCTGATGTACGAAGTTTATTTGTATCTGTTGCACGTTCCTCATACGCTCTTGTTTTCTCAACTGCTTGTTGAACCTTTCCTTGCGTCTCAGCAAGTCCTCGGTCTTGAGCACCTTCTTGCTGAATCCGGTTGCTATCCGTAGCTCTTGTCTCTGCACCAGCTACAGAATATCTATTCGTATCTGACAAGCGATCTTGCTCACCTTGCACAATTGATTGCATCCGATTCTGTACACCAGTCGCTTTGATACTCTCTCGTTGCTGCTCTCCTTGAGCCCCATACCTGGCTATATCCCTACCTACATCTCTATCGGCAAACTCATTTTGATAGCCAGCGGCAGCACCCATTGTTGCCATATTGAATCCATGTTCTTGCTTCATCAAGGTGGATGTATTCCTAAGTTCCAAATCCGCAGCGTGCGTCATTGTGCCTTGGGACAGGGCTGTTTGATGAGATGCCATGTCCTTGGCCATGTGATTATCAAACCCTGACTGCACCATGTTGCCAGCGAATGCGTTCTTCATTGCATTACCTGCAGCATCATCCTTATCTGGCTTGTATGAATAGAACTCATTCATTACATCGTTGAAGCCGAAAAGGCCGTTATCAATAGCCATGCTCTTTTCTAATTAATCTATATCTTTCTATTTTAGTGGTTTCTTTATTAGTTATACAATTGTTTAAGCCGTCGATTTTTATATGCCGTGTTATTTACCTTATTGCTCTTATTTAATAGTGTCACTGATGTTTCTACAATAGAAATAAGTAATGGTCAATATAATATGACTCGCTTTGCCTCGCTTGGTCAAAACAGAGCTTCTGACTATGCAACTGCCGGAAGGGTTGTTGCTAATGAAGCATCTAAAGCATTTGATGCTACACGTTCTTTTAACCCTAACTACACTGACCTAGCTGTACAAGGTATGAAGGCTCGTAACTATGAGAAGCGAGCAGCATGGGCAGCTCAGGAGAAGATGGCTAAGTCAGGGATTAAAGCAGTTGCTGGTGTTCAGGAGACTAAAGTTATTTCTGATGCTCGCGCTGATATTTCCAATACTCAGACTAAATCAAGGAAGGCCGGTAAGCTTGCAGCAATGGGTGGACTGATTGCTAAAGCTGCTATCACACCTAGGAAGGTTGAACGTCCTGCTCCAGTTACAACTGATTATTCAGGCAAGAAAACATCTGCTCAGAAAGCTATTGATGAAGCACAGCAAGAGCTGGATAACTTTAATCAGGGCAATACTACTACTACTGATTCCTCTGATGTAGCAACTGGACCTACTACCCCATCTACCAATACTTCTGGTACACCTAGTCAAAATGCTTTCTCTGGAGACCCCAGTACTTTCATGACTGGTAATACTGGTCGATCAACAGGCCCTCATCTTGACATAAGAGTTTGGAGTATTAGCAAGGGTGCTTATGTCGATCCACACTCCCACATACATCACGTCACTGCTCCTGGTGGAGGCAGTCTTGTTGACAGCTACCCTCAGACTAGCCCTTACTTAGAGAATAGAGGCTCCTATATTCATCAAGGAATTGATTATGGAATTGAGGAAGGTACACCACTGAATGTGAACCTACCATTCACTGACAGCTATTGGGACAATAGTGGCGGCGGTAATATGAGTATTTATCAGCTACCTGATCCTGACCTTGAGTTAGTTCTGATGCATGGTCAGGGATCTAAGTAATTGATATTTAATCTAAATTAAGCGAATCCAGCACCAATAGAAGCGAGTCCTGCTACTAGAGCTTCTAGTGCTTTCTCTTCTTTAGAAGCGGCAGTCTTCTTATCTTCATACTCCATCTGACGTGCCCACTGTTGCTGAGCGCGTAGATCTGATGCTTCTAGCTCTTCGATCCTTGCCAACCTGTCTTCTTTTTTGTCTAGCTTATTGATCAGCATCTGCTCTCTTGTTAACTTATTTGATGCTATACGTGCATCTTTAGACTCTTTTTGTAGCGCCCTTTGAGGTTCTTGTATCAACTCTAAATCATCCTTTTTTACCCCTCGATCATAATCAATAATCTGTTTAGCATATACATCTTTACTTAAGTAAGGAGTGTAGGTTAATCCCCGATCAGTCAATTGGCGTTCAAATGCCTTTCTGTTAGCTTCATCGTTTATCTGAAGCTGCATTTGAGTCTTATAATCCTCATCTACTCCAAGTAATCCTGACCATATTGAATCAACTGGACCAGGAGTTGCAGTTGGATCTAACCCTTCTTGGTTGACTACCTTCCTAGTTAATTCATTTTTCCATCTTGTTAGAAGGTCTATTGCTCCAGGTTTATCTAACTTCGGTGTCGCCATCAGACTACTCCTCCTCTAAGTGCAATTAGCGCTTCTTCTAGTTTACGTTGTTCTGGAGTTTTCTTATCTCCAAATAGCCACTGCAGTCCATCACTTCCCATTTTTCCCATCGAAGCGCCGATAGATGCTGTTAGTGGAGAGAACACCCCAGCTCCCATTAATCCACCAATAGTTGCTCCAGCGCCCATTGCTGCTGTATCCATAGCTTTATTTCCAAGGCTCTCATCTCCAGTAACAATATCCGCTACATCCATTACGTTGCCAGCAACACTTAGTGCAGGTACGGCTCTTGCAATGCCTCGACCTATCTTGCTTCCTGCCATGCGTCCAATCGTTTTCGGGATCTTGCCAAATGTCATAGCATTACCCATTTGACCAATCTCTCCTATTACTTTCCCTTGCGTCATCTTGCCGCCTAGGAAACTTAAGGCTTGTTCAAGTGTAATCCCCTTCATGCGTGCAAATGCTTCAGCAGCTTGCATAGGGTCTGTGTGGAACGACATTAACTGACTCCTGCTAAAACGTTTTTGGCTTCCATCCGTGTTACACGGTTGTCCAGTTGTTGATAACCACGGACAAGCAGGGCGATCAGCTGGTTTATATCTATTCTAAGCATTCCTGAATCTGCATCGTAATAAGTTGCTTCTGGCATTACTTCCTTGTATTCCTGAGCGATGAACCCATAATGCTTGCGTTGCGTGTCATTAGTGTAATCAGACTTGTAGTAGAAGCTGACTGGATTCAATTCACGCAGCATCAGAGTCACGTCATCTAACTTCTCGATTGAATGTTTTGTACGCTCATCACTGGTAAACAGGCTAAGTCCAGCACCTACTACTGCCCCAATTCCACTCATCATTCCAGAACTCTTCTTAGCACTTGCTTGTGCTTTTGCTGCTTTCCTAGCTGCTTCGGCTTGTAAGTGTGCTCCCATTACATTGCCAAATGCATTCACCCCAGCTATTTTCACTCCTGCTTCTGCATCCCAAGCAGCCTTTTGTTCTTCTGCCCTGAGTTGCATTCCAGTGCCGTAGATCTTTCCTGCATCTACGCGATTCTTTCCCATCACTCCATACATATCTGGAATACTTCCAGCTGCTGCAGCTGCCGAACCAAATTTAGAGCCACCACCTGCAGACTTGAGTCCCGGTAGATTCATCAAGTAACTGTGATCGTAATTTGTTGCCATTACTTTATTTGCTTATATATTTGTATTTTACCAAACTATTTGTAGCCAAACGCATCACCCCAAATTGGGTTAGATGGCAATATTGTTTCTTGTTTATTTATCAGTGGTGAATCTGTTGTATTTGCTGGTCCTCCTCCCATTTTTCCAAGTCCACTGATCAGTCCTCCGCCGATGCTGCCGATCATATTCCACATTCCACCACTTCTTTCTGCATCAGCTTGTGCATTAGCAGCTGAGATCTGTGCATCTGCCGTTAGTTTAGATCCTTGTACATTACCTACAGCTCCCATACCTTTTGCCATTAAACCGGCTTCATTTAAAAGAGCTGAATTCTTGAGCATACTTCTATTACTTTGACCTAGATTTCCTAGGCCTCCAAAGTCAGGCCTATTGTCAAAAACAGACATGGCCATTCTTGTCGGGTTGTTACTCATTTAACTATTGCCTAGTTACTCTATATTAACTGAATCGTAGTATCTTTGATTCGCTTCATCGTTACGCC